ACTGGACATTGGCTTTGGGAATAAAGCGTGACCAGTCGGAAACTAATTCGGCGCTGGCTTGCAGGGACTACGCCGTGCCCTGCAAAGTCCAAGAATTAATTGTGAATGCGAACGGGTACTTCATTTGGTGGTGTTCTTCACACTACCAACCGCAGGTGTTATGTGTGTTTGGTAGGCTTGAAGAAAAGGAAGCGGTAGTGAAAGCTATCGCGCAGGAAAAGGGAGAGGTATGCCCATGAATTGGCGTGAGATGGTGATCTCGCTTTTCATTGGCATCGTGTTGGGCCTGTTGCTTTGGTTTGTTCCCCGGCCATCGACAGCCAGGGAGGATGCCGGCGCCGCGCGTCCGCTCGACGCGCAATCTCCAGACTCGGCGCCTTTACGCCTCAGCGGTGAACCGTTAAGGATAGTCCTGCCGGACATTCCGGACGCAACCCTCCTGCCGGATTATCGCTACCTGCCGGAGCGCGGCACTTATATTTCGGATCAATCGGGGCGGCGGCACGTCGTCCTCGCCATCCGGATTGGCGATGAGGAGTGGAACTACACCAGCGCCGAACTCAAACGCGCCCTGGGCCAGCGCAACCGGCGCGCGGCTGTATTGGCACTACTCGCGGCCGCGGAGCCTCGGCTAGGGGCGGAGCCGCGTCATATCGATCTGCCGGACATCCCCGACACGGTGAGCTTCACCGAGATTCGCCAGGAGCACCCCGAAGGTCCACTCACCGGCGACGCCGTGGCGGTGCGCCATCCCGTGCTGATCGTCGAGATCGGCAAGAAGGTCTGGGAGTTCACCAGCACCGACCTGGAGCGGGCGTTGGGGAAGCCGAGAGGAAAGAAATGATAATCTATGTGATAGCGGCTCTCGTGGTTGCGAGTGGCTTGATCTGGTCTTTCCTTTATTTCCGCGCTTTCCGATCTGACTCGAGGATAAGAGAGGACCGCGCGGCCATCGCCGCCTTCGTCACGGCGGTATGTATGCCAGGCGTTGGTTTTGTGGTTGGCTTCCTGTTGACGATACTTACCTTAGAGCTTAGTCGCAAGGAGGGCCAACGTGAGTGAATCAAATCCCCTTGAAGCCGAGGTCAAGAACCTGCGCAACCGCATGGCGCGGGCGATATTCGGCACGGCTTTTACTGGCTCTGCGCGGCTGGATTGAATCTGGCGATCACGGTTTGAGTAGGTTGCAATCGACATGAGCGAAACCAGCATCGGTCAATTTCAACCCGCGCTCGATTTTACCGGGAGGATGCCGGCGGCGATTCAGGCCAAGATAGCCGAAGGGATGCAACGGTCGGATGAGCATGCCGATCATGGCTGGAAGCGGGTGGTGGACGGTTGCATTCTGGCCGTGGCCCGGCGGCGGTCCCAATTGAGTGTGGATGACGTACTCGATGAACTCGACCGGGTGAACGCGGAGCGGAAGGCGGCGGGCCAGCCGATCATCGCGACGCACGATCTCGCGGCCCTGGGTCCGGCCATGAAACGGGCCATGCGCGACAAGTTCGTGAGCCCAACGAACGCGGTGATTCGCAGCAAACGCGCCGAGAAGCATGGCAATCGGCACTCGCTCTGGAAGAGCAACTTTTGCGAGGCTGCCGAGAATCAAGGGAGCTAATCATGGGCGATAAAACCAAAATCGAGTGGACCGACGCCACCTGGAACCCGGTTACGGGCTGCACCAAGGTGAGCGCGGGCTGTAAGAACTGCTATGCCGAGCGGGATTTCCATCGGCCTTATCCGGGCCGAGCCTTTACCGACGTGCGAACGCATCCCGACCGGCTCGACCAACCTCTGCGCTGGCGCAAGCCTAAGCGGATATTCGTCAACTCGATGAGCGACCTATTCCATGAGGCGGTGCCAGATTCGTTCATTGATTCAGTGTTTATCAGGATGGCCATTGCGCAGCAGCACACTTTTCAAATTCTCACTAAGCGCCCGCAACGGATGCTGGAGTGGATACCGAAGATGCTCTGGAACGTAGATGGTTTGGCAAATTCGCTTAACTATCTTCCCAACGTCTGGCTCGGCGTCTCCGTCGAGAATCAAGAGGCCGCCGACGAACGCATTCCCCTGCTGCTGCAAACCCCGGCGGCAGTGCGGTGGGTGAGTTACGAGCCAGCGCTAGGGCCGGTGGATTTTCGATGTATTCAGACGGACATGGTGGAGATCGACGCGTTGACCGGAGACCACGGCGTTTACCGACCCCTTGCCGGACGCTCCGAGTGCAAGTTGAACTGGGTTGTTGCTGGCGGCGAGTCCGGACCAGGCGCGCGCCCCGCACATCCCGACTGGTTCCGCAAGGTGCGCGACGACTGCCGGGCCGCAGGCGTTTCATTCTTCTTTAAGCAGTGGGGTGAATGGACTGCGGAGGAACGCCCCGGAACTGAAGTAGACCTTCTAACGCTCAAACCCAATGAATGTGTTGCATGGGGGAATGGCAAGAACACGCATACGCTCTATACCCGCGTCGGCAAGAAACGCACCGGGCGGCTGCTCGATGGCCGCGAGTGGAGCGAATTCCCGGAGATTAACCGCAAAGGCCCCGAGGCGCAGCATGCCGGGATTGAGCCCTCGGCGTCTCCGCATCTCCGCGGTGAGGCATGCTCATGAAAATCGATTGCAAGATCGACACCTCCGCCCTGGCGGCCAAAACCGATCGGGAGATCAAGCGCCTGGCCTACAATACCGCGCAGGCGCTCAATGAGACGGCCAAGGCGGTGCAGCTCCAGGAGCGGGCTAACCTCGATCAGAAGTTTCAGATTCGCAACGCGCGGTTCATGTATAAGCTGATCAAGATCTTCAAGTTTGCCAATGCGCGCCAGGGGCGGCCCTGGGTCGAGATTGGCGTGGACCCCACCAAGAAACGCGTGGTGCTGGGCATCTTCGAACGTGGCGGGGCCAAACCAGCCGCCAAAGGTAAGAAGGTGGCGGTGCCGCTGACGGGCGAAGCCGCCCGCCCCAGCTTTGGGCAATCGGTGGGGACGGGATTTAGGTTCACCTCTTTGCACTTCCAGCCGCACAAAACGGCCGGTGGCAAGACGCAATGGAAAGGCGCGAAGCGGACCTTTATGCTTTTCCCCGTGCCGGGTGGCAAGCTCAAAGTGCCGGGAGTCTTTCAGCGCGGCGGATCTCTCAAAACGAAGAGTAGAGGCAAGCGCTTCAGGGGCATGCCCAGCTCAACCGCGATCGCTATGCTTTATGCCTTCATCCAGGGTCCGGCGCTGAAGGGTACGCTGCACTTCATTAACGTCGCCCAGACCACCATCAGCAAGGAATGGCGGGAGCAGTTTAAGAAGGCGTATAAACGGTAGGGAGGAAATATGAAATCGAAAGATCTGAATGACGTGATCAGACGGATGAAATTGATGCTTGAGGCCGCTGAGTTGGGACTTGCTCGGGAGATATTATTCGATCCGGAGAGGGCTAGGAGCTTGCAAGATCAGGGAATTTTGCCAAGTCAATTTGCGCATCCAAAGGTGAGAATGCTTTTCAGTTTTCAGTTGGGGGAAAACCCAATCATCCCGAAGGAGATGCAGGAAATTCCCTTTCAACTTTCCCATGCGGGGTTCGATCAAGATGATCTTGATGAGATTCTAGCCGGAGAATCGCTGAACTGGGACTGTCCCGGTTACAGGCTCGGGCCCAGAGGGCCTGCATTCGCCTGGGTTTCAATCAGACAGGCCATCGATATTATGGACAATGTTCGCTTTGAGGTCGATGCCCGGGTACAGCCTCCTGAGGCACAGATACTGGGGAATCTTGATCTCATTGCCCCTCATATTTCCAGCCTCAGACACCGATTAGAGGAACGGAAGATTAGCGTGGAAGCCGTTCATGAGGGACTACTGATCCTAGAAAAGCTCGCATGGGCTGAAAAGAAGAAAGAAAAAGAGTCTGATTTTCAAAAATAGCTAATGCCCTCGCTCGTCAAAATCGACAAGATCGCCAAGGCGCTCAATCTCTCGGATCGGCGGGTGCGCCAACTGGTGCAGGAGGGCGTCTTTCCGCGCGAGGCGCATGGCCTCTACGACCTGGCCAAGTGCCTGCTGGCCCATCACCACTATCTGCAGAAGTGCCTGCGCGAGCACAACGGCACCGGCGAGAACGGCGCCGGGGGCGGCGGCCTTACCAACGAGCGCGAGCGGCATATCCGCGTGCAGCGCGAACGCATGGAGCTGCGCCTGGCCAAAGAGCGCGGACAACTCATTCCGCTCGAAACCTATCGCCAGACGCTCTTTCAGGATATGCAGACCCTGCGCGAGCGCCTGCTCCAGCTCTCTCAAATCGCGCCCCAGCTCGAGGGCGAGCCGCGGGAAGCGATCGCCCGCAAACTTGACCTGGAAATTCACAAGGTGTTAGAGTCGCTTTCGAGAATCGGTCATGACCACCTCCCTGCTCACGCCCGAATCGGCGACGGCCCTGCAGGAGATCCGCCACCTGGGTTGGGGCCTGCTGGCCCCGCGGGCGGACCTCAAAGTCAGTGAATGGGCCGACGCCTATCGCTATTTGCCCAAAGGGAGCAGTGCGCGTCCCGGCCCCTGGCGCACCGAATCCTTCCAACGCGAGATGATGGACGCGGTGCTGGAGCGCCGCCGGCCGGAAATCGTTTTCCTGACCTGCACCCAGGTCATCAAGAGCGAAGCCCTCAACAACATCGCCGCTTTCTTCATCGACGCCGATCCGCGCCCGATCCTGCTGGTGCAGCCCACCGATCGCACCGCCATGGATTACTCCAAGAAGCGCATCGCCCCCATGATCGCGGCCTGCCCCGTGCTGCGCCAGAAAGTGCGGGCGACCACCAGCCGCCAGCCGGGCAATACCACGCTGCTCAAAGAATTCGACGGCGGCTTCCTCAAGCTGGCCGGGGCCAATAGCGCCGCCGGCCTGCGCTCCGATCCTATCGCCGTGCTGCTGCTCGATGAGATTGACGGCTATCCCGACGATGTGGACCAGGAGGGCGATCCGATTGAGATTGCCACCCGGCGCACCGATAGCTTTGACGATGCCGTGATCGTCAAAGCGTCCACGCCCGGCAAGCCTCGTGGCCTCTCCCGCATCGAGCGCGAATTCCTGCGCAGCGACCAGCGCCGCTACCAGGTGCCCTGTCCCTTTTGCACACACATGCAAATTCTCTACTGGCGCGATCCGGCGGGGCAGCACCGCCTGGTTTGGGAGAAAGACGGCCGCGGCGATCCGATCCCGGAGTCCGTCGGCTACCGTTGCGCCGGTTGCGGCCGCCTAATTCCGGAGAAACACAAGGCCGCCATGCTGGCGGGAGGGCGCTGGGTGGCCGGGCATCCGGAGAATCAGGAAGTCATCGGCTTTCACCTCAACGCCCTCTATACGCCGTGGCGGCTGAATTGGCTGGACCTGGCGCGGGAGTGGACGCGCGCGCAAAATTATCCCGAGCGGCTACGGGCTTTTATGAATTCGCGCCTGGCTGAGACCTGGGATGAGGGCGCCGAAGCCGGGGTGGAGCCGCACGTCCTGCGCGGGCGGGCGCTGGAGCCCACGGGCGCGGGCGGGTTGCCGGCCGGGATCTGCGTGCTGGTGGCCACCGTGGACGTGCAGCATAACCGCCTGGAAGCGCAGATCACCGGATTCGGCGTGGGCGAAGAAACCTGGCTGGTGGCCCATGAAATCTTCTGGGGCAATCCCGGCCAGGAAGCCGCGAGCGAGGCCGCCAACGTCTGGGGCGAGCTGGATGATTTCCTGTTGCGGACCTGGCCGCATCCCTCCGGCTTCGACTTTACCCCGGCGCTCAGTTTGATTGATAGCGGCGCGCATTCGGATAGCGTCTATGATTTCGTGCTACCCCGCCAGCATGCCCGCCGCGTCTATGCCTGCAAGGGCGTTGAATATCTTGCCAAGCCGGGCCTGGTGGCGGAGAGCACCACCAAGAAGATGAACATCCGCCTCTTTTTGGTCGGCACCTATGCCGCCAAGGACCGCATTTTCGCCCGCCTGCAGATCGAGCAGCCGGGGCCCGGCTACCTGCATCTGCCCGCCTGGGTGACGGATGAATATCTGGAACAGTTGACCGGCGAGAAGAAAATCCCGCTGATGAATCGGCGGACGCGCACCACCCGGCGCGTCTACGTCAAGACGCACTTGCACAACGAGGCCCTCGATCTCACCGTCTACGCGCATGGCGCTTTGGCGGTATTGCAGCAGTTTGTTGCCCCGCAAATCTACGGCGATCTGGCGCGGGTCAAAGCCGCGCTCGATGAGCGCCGCGAACCGCAAAGCCTGGTCCCGGCACGCACCCGCCGCATGCGCACGCCCGCCGTTTACGGTACCACCTCCGCCTAATTCCGCCGCGGTCAGCCCACCGCCACTGTCTAGTTTAGAAGACACATCCAAACCGTCGCGCCCGCGCTGGATGCGGGTTTGCCCGCCTTACCTGTCCGCCACACTTGCCATGTAAACCAATCGGGACATTGACGATATTTCCGGCATCGACGATAACCGTGGCATGCCGGCATGGACCTTAACCGAAGCGCAAGCCAAACTCGCCGAATGGAAGCTCGCCGAGACCAAGGTGGCCGAGGGCCAGGCTTATAGCATCAGCGGCGCCGGCGGCACCGGCCGCATGATGACCCGCGCCGATCTGGGCCTAATTGCCCAGCGCATCCAGTTTTACGCCAACCTCGTCGACCAGCTCGAACGCGGCGGGATCCGCGTGCGCCAGGGGGTGCCCGCGTGAGAATCGGCGGCCATGAAGTTCGGCAGAACTGGCTCGACCGCACGATCTCCTTTGTGAGTCCGGTCGCGGGCGCCCGCCGTTTGCACGCGCGCACCTTTCTGGCGATTGCCGGCGGCTACCTCGGGGCTCGGCGCGACCGCCCGGCGACCAGCGAGTGGCACCTCACCAACAACTCCGCCGATGCTGACACCCTCCCCGACATTCAAGTCCTGCGCGATCGCAGCCGCGATCTCGCCCGCAACGCACCGCTGGCTACCGGGGCGCTGAATACGGTGGTGCAGAATGTGGTGGGTGGCGGCCTCACCTGGCAGCCCAAACCCGACGCCCGCGTGCTGGGCCTGACCGAGGCCGAGGCGGAAGCCTGGGCCGATGCGGCCAAATCGGAGTTTCTGCTCTGGGCGGAATCAATCGAGTGTGACTATACCCGCACGCAGAACTTCTACGGTCTACAGGCGCTGGCGTTTCGCTCCGCGCTGGAGAGCGGCGACGTGCTGGCGCTCTTCCCCATGATTGCGCGACGGCTGAGCCCCTATCAGACGGCGGTACAAATCGTCGAGGCGGATCGGCTCGAAACTCCCCGCGGCACGCGCGAGGGCGGAAAACTGCCCAACGGCAATCCGGTTTGCGGGGGAGTCGAACTCGATAGCGCCGGCGCGGCGATCGCCTATCACATCCTGGACAAACATCCCGGCGATCCCGATGGGCGCAGCTCCGGCAGCCACCGCGTGGCCGCTTATGGATCGCGCACGGGGCGCCGCAATGTGGTCCATCTATTCGACCGCACCCGTCCCGGCCAACATCGCGGGGTGCCTTATCTGGCGCCGGTGATCGAGGCGCTAAAGCAACTCACCAAGTTTAGCGAAGCGGAGTTGATGGCCTCCGTGCTCTCGGCCATGATCGCCGTGTTCGTGAAGAGTCCAACCGGGCAAGGGTTGAATGATATCCCCGGCGTTGCCGGCACAGATACCTCCGCCACCACGAAACAGGAAGAAGTTCGGCTTGGTTCCGGCGGTGTGATCGACCTGGCTCCCGGCGAAGATGTGGTTAGTTTCTCCCCCAATCGACCCAACCAGGCCTTCGATGCTTTCTTCCTGGCCAATTGCCGACAGATCGGCGTGGCCCTCGGCTTGCCGTTCGAGGTATTGGTCAAGCATTTCACCGCTTCTTACTCGGCTGCGCGCGCCGCGCTGCTCGAAGCCTGGACGTTCTACCTCAATCGTCGGGCGCTGCTGGCCGGCCAGTTTTGCCAGCCCGCCGTGGAAGTCTGGATGGAAGAGGCGGTGGCGCGGGGACGGATCGATGCGCCGGGCTTCTTTGACCGCGCCGAACTTCGCCGGGCCTATCTGCTCTCGGAGTGGAATGGCGATGTGATGCCGCAGATCGATCAAACCAAGGAAGTGGAGGCAGCGCAGAAGCGGATTGACGGTGAGTTCAGCACGCTCACCATTGAGACGCGGCAATTGACGGGACGGGATTGGAACGACGTCCACCGCGAGCGGGTAAAGGAAAAGAAACTGCAGGCGGCGGATGGCACGGTAACCCCCGAGAGAAGCGAGGCAGGGGCTGATGGTAGCAGTTCCGGCAAGGAGCCGGCGGCCCCACCTCGCGAAAACCAAGGCGACCTGGAAACGGCGGAGGCGCGCGCGTGAACGTCCTCGATATTCTCAATTCGCCCTGGGCCATTGTTCCAGAGAAATACATCGAGATCCGGGAGATTTACCTGCGCCATCTGCGCGGCGAGACGGCAGACCTCCAGGCGATCGAGGCCAAGCTCGGCAAGCCGCTGGAGAATGTCCGCCAGCCGTATGTCATCGAGAACGGCGTCGCCGTTATTGATTTAGTGGGCGTGATCTCTAAGCGGATGAATCTGTTCTCCGAGATTAGCGGCGGCGTCAGCACCCAACTTGCTGCTGCCGATTTTCGTGCGGCCCTAGCCGACGGCGAAGCGCACTCTATCCTCTTGAATGTAGAAAGCCCCGGGGGGAACGTCGACGGCGTCGAGGAACTTTCCCGCACGATTCGTGAGGCCAGAGCTAACAAGCCGGTCGTCGCGCTGGCCGATGGACTGATGGCCAGCGCTGCCTACTGGATCGGCAGCGGAGCGGAAGCAATCTATGCCACCTCCCGGACGGCTCGGGTGGGAAGTATCGGTGTGATTGCCACCCACGTTGATCAGAGCCAATGGGATGCGGAGCGCGGCCTCAAATATACGCATATTACCGCGGGGAAATATAAGGGGGCCGCGTCCAGCCATGAGCCTCTGACCGAGGAAGGGCGTTCAATTTTGCAGGAACTGGTCGATTCCATCTATCAGACGTTTGTGCAAGACGTCGCTGTGAATCGTGGTGTTTCTCCCGCCTTCGTTTTAGAGAACATGGCCGATGCCAAAATCTTTATCGGCCAGGCGGCCGTCGATGCCGGTTTAGTCGACGGCATTCGCACGCGCGAACAAGTGATTGAGGACCTTAACCGGCGCGCGGAAGCGCGTCAATCTCGGGCGCAGGGTTTGGAAATACTGCGCTACGCCAATTCTTAGGAGGCAGATTATGGATGCAGTAAAGACTTTGACTCCGGAAATTCTCAAAGCCTGCAAAACCGAGCTTGACGCCATGAAGGCGGAAGCCTTCGCCAAGGGCGAGGCCCATGCGGAGCTCGCGCTGGACCAGCTTGTGGCGGAAGCCAAGACGACCGCTTTCGCTGAAGGCCAAGCCGCTGGCGCCGAAGCCGAGCGCTCGCGCATCCAGGCGGTGGAGAATGTTTCCCTGCCCGGCCATGAAGCGCTGATTCAAACCCTCAAGTTTGACGGCAAGACTACCGGCCCCGACGCGGCCGTGGCCGTGCTGGAAGCCGAGAAGGCTAAGCGCAGTAAGCGCCTCG